GCAAGACAACAAATGGCAGGAACTAGAATTACTAATCCTGCCGCAGGACCCCTCGATAATGATTCGGAACAAAAATCGTACTCACCTGATTCGATCAGGGAAATGTCATTGGCGGATTATGCGAAACAAAGAGCCAAACTACTTGGCACAGCAGCCAGCAATCGTGGTCAGGGACTGTTCGGTTAATCCCAAACAACTACTAGGAAAGGACTTGACCTAAATGGCAAGTGCAATTACAGGTACAGGGCAACTCGCAGGCGCCCCAACCGCTTACTCAGGCTCAAATACAAGCCTGAACCAAGCAATTCAAACAATCTGGTCGAAAGAAATTTTGTTCCAGGCAATGCCAATTCTTCGTTTCGAACAATTCGCAGTTAAGAAGACTGAACTAGGTGTAGCACCTGGTCTTCGTGTGAACTTCCTTCGTTACAAGAACTTCGCAGTAGATCCAACTCCTTTGACAGAAGGCGTTCGTATGACAACAAACGCACTTACTGCAGAGCAGATTGCAATCACAGTAGCAGAGCATGGTTATGCTGTTGCTGTTTCTGAATTACTATTAAACGCATCATTTGATGACGTAATGGCTTCAGCATCCCGTCTTCTAGGACGCCAAATGGCACAGTACCTAGATGTACAGGCACGTAACACTTTGTCTGCAGCAACTTCTGCAGTGTTCGGTTATGACCGCACATCAGTACAAGGTGTAAATGACTGGTACAACGAAGGTACAGTAGCAACACAATTCTCTGACCTAGATGGTAACTACAAGTTATCAACTGGTGCAGTTAAGGATGCTGCTCTTACTCTTGCTTCTAAGAACATTCCTCGCTTAGGTGAGACTTATGTAATGTTCATTAGCCCAGCGCAATCTCGTGATATCCGTTCAAACCCAGAGTTCATTGAAGTAACGAAGTACGCCGCACCTGGTAACTTCATGCTTGGTGAAATCGGTCGTTTGTACGACGTAGTATTCATTGAGACAACTCAAGTTAAAAAACTTGCAGTAAACGCTGCTTACACAACTTCTACATCTGTTGGTCTTCCAGCATCACAGATTGAAGTTCCAGTTAAGGCTAACACTGCTCCAGGAAATGGTGGAAACCCAGAGTCTGCAGATTTTACTGCTGAAAAGGGTTATCTAACTACTGCAACTGGAAACGGTGCTTCAGTTTATGAAGCAATCATGATTGGTGACAATGCATTTGGTCACGCAATCTCTCTCCCAGTTGAACTTCGTGATGGTGGCGTTCTTGACTTCGGTCGTGAACACGCTCTTGCTTGGTATGCAATTTGGGGTCTTGGCGTAATCACAGATCAAGCGATCTGCAAGGTTTACACCAACTAATTTGTTTTACCCTGGTGTCTGGGAGCCTTACTCCTTTTTTGGCTCCCAGCCACCTCTAACTAACTTAGGAGAATAAACAACGTGGCAAATACACAAACAAGTCCGCTTGATGCAACAGGCAAAGCAGCGGAGCAAGCAACAAAAAAGAATGCGGAAGCATTAAAGAAGCGTAAAGAAGAAATATCTATCGCTACCCAACTTGAGACAGAGAGTCTGGAAAAGGATGTTTTTGATCCTAAGAATCCAGATGCTCCACTAGTACTTGACGAAATCGAAAATGTCGGAGTATCAACTGCAGGTGACATGGTCATCATTCGCACAATCACTGATATTGAAGACATGAGTTACGGAGTCGGAAATACTTTCACCTTTAAAGCAGGTGTTAAGTATCGAGTTCCAAGATCACTAGCCGATTATCTAGAGCAACTTGGATATATTTGGCGGCCAAACTAAAGACTAGCCGTCGCTAGTAGTCCGACTCTCAACTGGTTCCCGCCCTCCTCCCAGTTGGGAGTTGGACCCTTTTTATTTTGCGCTGAATAAATCTCTATTACACGAGATGATTGGCATAGAATTTTAACGGAGGTTATGTGGCTACGATTGCAAGCCTGGCAGATCGACTACGGTCTGAAATTGGTGATATACCTAAGTCTTTTGTGTATCAATTTACAGCAGATGGAACTACTAATAGATTTTTAATTCCGTACTCTCCTCTTGATGGCGCTAACTTAATAGTAACTAGGAATGGCACCGATATCTCAGCAGATGTAGAGGTTGAAGAAGCAACTGGGTACATAGTATGTGATGATGTTCCTGATGATGGTGACGACTTTATTGTTGCTGGAAATTACTTTAGATACTTTACAACCGCAGAAACTCAAACTTATATAAGCACAGCCTTCCTTGAGCACTCAGCCTTCCACACAGATGCCTATGGTCGTAGCGTAAGTATTCAAAATTTACCAACTCTTGAAGAATATCCTGTAATTATTTATGCATCAACCCTAGCCCTGTATGCCTTGGCTAATGATGCTGCTTTTGATATTAACGTCTTCGCTCCAGACGGTGTGACCATTCCACGTTCTGAGCGTTACCAACAATTAATGCAGATGATTGAGTCTAGAAAACAACAATACAAAGAACTATGTTCTCAACTTGGTATTGGTATGTTCAAGATCGATGTATTTAGTTTCCGCAGAATTTCAAAGACCACTAATCACTACGTACCAATATTCCAGCCACAGGAGATTGATGATCGCTCTGCGGCTACTCGTGTCCATCTTCCTACCCCTACCTACGGCAATGTGGAGACTCCAGTATCGATTGTTACTCAGGACCTCTTTGTGTATGAGGGAGATGCTTATGAGTTTACTATCGTGCTTGATTTTGAAGTGGATACCTATACCGCAAAAGCAGACATTCTAGGAGTGGGTATTCCTGGAGTTATAACAACTTTTACAATTACATTTCCAAACGTAGGTACGGCAGACGGAGCGGGCCTTCGTACTCTAAAATTAGCACTCACTGGAACACAGACCCGTATATTGCCTAGAACATCTTACTATGATGTTCAGTTAACTAAAGACGGAGTCACCCAAACATACGTTAGAGGAAAAATATTTAAGACTGAAGAGGTAACAGAATGAGTCAGTACGTAAGACCAGGATCTAGTGTTCCAATTGTAGTAAATGATGTAATTTTAATAACTACACCATCTGGTACCCAAGACTTTGGAACAACTGATAACGCACTAGAACCACAGGCGCTAGCCTACGAACACACCCAAGGAGTAGTCAGTTCATCCTGGGTAATAAATCATAATTTAGGTTTTAAGCCTAACGTCACAGTTGTAGATTCTGCTGGTACAATCTACGAAGGTGAAATTACCTACACTAATTCGAACTCACTTACGGTCTCGTTCTCTCAAGCCTTTTCAGGAAAAGCATATTTATCTTAAGGAGATAATGTAAATGGCCCGTAAGTTTTTAACCCCAATTGATTTAAATAAATTAGAATTACAGAATGCAAGAATACAAAACTTAGCAGACGCCCCAGGATCTCCCGTAGTTGGTCAAGTTTATTTTGATACAGTACTAGGATTCCTACGTGCATGGAACGGTAGTGCATGGATTAATTCCAGCACAGGAGCACAGGGAACTACAGGTGCTCAAGGAACCGTTGGTGCTCAAGGCACAGTTGGCGCACAAGGCACAGTTGGCTCTCAAGGAACTGCTGGTGCACAAGGTCTTGATGGTGCTAATGGTACGCAAGGAACAGATGGTATTCAAGGTCTTGATGGTGCTAATGGTACGCAAGGTACTCAGGGCACTCAAGGTACTCAGGGCACTCAAGGAACATTAGGTACTCAAGGAACTCAAGGTACTGATGGTACGCAAGGTACACAAGGAACACTAGGTGTTCAAGGTACTCAAGGTACCGATGGTACACAAGGAACTGAAGGCGCCCAAGGTACTCAGGGTACTCAAGGTGTAGACGGAACTCAAGGAACAGTTGGTGCACAAGGAACAGTTGGTTCTCAAGGTACAGAAGGTGCACAAGGTACTGAAGGTGCAACTGGACAAGATGGTAACTTCGGTGGTGCCTCATTTGATTACACTTACTTAACTAACACTGGTGCTACAGATCCAGGCACAGGAAATTTAAAATTTAATAATATAAATTTAGCAAGTGCTACAGAACTCTACATTGATAGTAATGATGATAACTCTGCAGACATCTCTTCATTCTTACAGACTATTGATGATTCAACCTCAACAATTAAAGGTCACTTACGAATCTCTAAGAAGTTTGATTCAGCAACCTACGCACTATTTATAATTGATGGAGTCTCTACAAATAACTCAGGATGGTTTACTATCCCAGTTAATGATCTATCTCTAAATGGAACTTTTGCAAATAGTGATGACATTATCATTACATTTGCTCGTACTGGTGACGTCGGTGATACTGGTGCTCAAGGTACAGCGGGTGCACAGGGAACTGTTGGTTCACAAGGAACTGCTGGAACTCAAGGCACAGTTGGTTCTCAAGGAACCCAAGGAACCGATGGAACCCAGGGAACTGAAGGATCACAAGGAACCCAAGGCACACAGGGTGTGGATGGTATTCAAGGCACAGAAGGAACTCAGGGAACTCAGGGTACTCAAGGAACTGACGGAGCACAAGGTGTTGAAGGTGCACAGGGCACTGAAGGAACTCAGGGAACTGAAGGAACTCAAGGAACTGTTGGTTCTCAAGGTACTGTTGGATCTCAAGGAACACTAGGTACACAGGGAACTGTTGGTTCTCAAGGTACTGTTGGTTCACAAGGTACTGAAGGAGCGCAGGGTACTGAAGGTACTCAGGGAACTGAAGGTACACAAGGCACTGTAGGTGCACAAGGAACTGTTGGATCTCAAGGAACCCAAGGCACTGTTGGTGCACAGGGTATTGAAGGACAACAGGGAACTGTTGGATCTCAAGGAACCCAAGGAACATTAGGTACTGCAGGTCTTGATGGAGATAAGTACTCCACAACATCTACAACATCTTTCACATTAGCAAACAGCGGATCTCAAACAATTACTGTTGCAGATCTAGCAGTTGACTACTCTGTTGGTCAAGATATAACAGTTGCTTTTGATGTTGATAACATTCAATACGGTACTGTAAGTTCTTACAACTCTGGAACTGGCGCTCTTGTATTTACTAAGACCAAACACAAAGGTTCTGGAATATACGCATCCTGGACAGTAAACCTATCAGGTGCTGTCGGTGTTGCTGGTGCTCAAGGAACTACTGGCGCCCAAGGTACAGAGGGTGCTCAAGGTACCTCTGGTCAACTTGGAACCTATGCAGAGACTATAACTCCAGTAAGTCCGTACTCTGCAACCTCCTTTAATATCGATCACAACCTCAATACCACAGATATTCTTGTAACTGTCTGGGATATTGCAACTGCTCAAGAGGTAGTAACAGATATTACAAAGTCAAGTGTTAATCGAGTTGCAATTGGATTCGCAGTCGCTCCTGGCGCAGGCGAAACTTATAGAGTGGTAGTTAAAGCCTAACTACTATGAGTAAAAGAGCCCTCGTACCTATCAACGTACTTGCCGTAGGCACAACGCCTACTGGCAGGTACGCTGGTGACATCTATTACAATACAACTGAAAAAAACTTGTTTGTATTTGATGGTGCACAGTGGTTTGAGATAGTTACAAACGCTGCGGCAGATATACTAGAAGGCGGAGATGAGGCTGGTGGTAGTGATACTTACACAGCAACGATTGACGGTGGAAATGAAGCAGATGGATCAGATGTATATGCCCTTACTTATGATGGTGGAGGAGTAAATTAATGTCATCAGTACGAATTCAAATACGACGAGGAACCACTGGTCAATGGACCACAAGTAATCCTACCCTTAATCCTGGAGAGATCGGTTACGACATCTCTTTAAATAAATTTAAGATCGGTGATGGAAGTACAGCCTACGGTTCTCTTCCATACTTTGTTGATGAAGATGCTATTGCATTGTTAATTTCTGGATCAGCATTAAGCACTACAGATGATCTTTCTGAAGGAACAGTAAATAAATACGCTTCAATTCAAAGAGTTCATACCGCTATTAATAGTGGAACTCAAACAGGAATTCAATTTGTATATAATGCTGGAGCACAAACAATAGATGCAACTGTTACTCAAGTGCAAGGTACTACTGGTGCACAGGGAACTGTCGGTGCTCAAGGCGTTCAAGGTACACAAGGATTGCAAGGACCAGAAGGAACCCAAGGAACACAGGGAACCCAAGGAACACAGGGAACCCAAGGAACTCAGGGAACTCAAGGTACTCTTGGAGAGACTGGTGCTCAAGGAACTCAAGGAACTCAGGGAACTCAGGGTGTGCAGGGAACCCAAGGCACACAAGGAACACAGGGATTAGACGGTGTTCAAGGAACTGTTGGTGCTCAGGGCATACAAGGAACCCAAGGAGTACAAGGAACTGGCGGTATACAGGGTACACAGGGAACTGTTGGTAGTTTTGGTGGCGCAACTTTTGACTACACCTTCTCTACAAGTACAACAAATGCCGATCCAGGAACTGGAGTTATTCGTTTTAACGCATCTCCAACATCTGCTACTGCAATGTATATTGATGCAAGTAATGATGATTCGACAGATATCTCTTCATTCTTACAAACAATCGATGATTCAACCTCAACAATTAAAGGTCACTTCCGTGTATCTAAAAAATTAGATACAAGTGTATTTAAACTTTACACAATCTCATCTTTAACAGACAACACTGGATGGTTTACTGTTAACGGTTCTTACGTATCTGGAAATGGAACTCTTTCAGATTTAGATGATGTATTAATTACATTTGCTCGTACAGGTGATGTTGGAGCCCAGGGTACACAAGGAACTGATGGAGCCCAAGGCATACAAGGAACTCAAGGCGTACAGGGCGCACAAGGTCTTGAAGGATTTGTTGGTTCAAACGGTGCTCAAGGAACTCAAGGTATCCAAGGAACTCAGGGAACGTTAGGTTCTCAGGGAACTACTGGTGCTCAAGGTACTCAAGGACAAGTTTCTGCAGATCCAACAACCACAGTGTTGTTATACGGCGGTATGTAACTAAAGTAGTTCTGTACTACCGTTATGTATTTGACTGTATTGCGCTGCTTCTAATAAAAACTTTATAGGTCTATATACCTGTGGTTTTACTGTAAAAGTATTAAACCGCATCTGGTTTTCTTCTTGTTTCATTCTAAAATTAAAAATGTACCAATCTATAGGGCAATTAATTCCTCTTGATTCAATATCAGCAATTGCTTTTTCTGCTCCTCGCCTACTAACAGCATACCCAGCACAGGACCATTGCTGATAAGACTTGCAAACATACTCTTCACCAATATCGTGGTCATTTTGATTGTACGCAAATAAAGAATCATCAGGAACAAAGAATGAAAAGAAATCCCATATAGGCATTAGTTCTCCCATATATAAAGTTGCAACATTCTTAAAGTTTGAACTTAACGTAATATCATCTTCAAAAAGTATAAGTACACTTTTATCCGACTCTAAAAATTTCTTATATGCCAAGTAAGTACTTGCCCAAACTCCTATAACTCCAGAGGATGGTGGGAAGGTCTCTCCTGGCTTACAGAAGTCGGTGACGGTGTTTACTTTAAACTCTGGCGTATTATCTATAAACTCCTTCGCCTTCTCTGCTGTATTTAGATATACAGTCTCCGAGCCAAGGCGTGGCAAGAAGGACATAGAATTTAAAATGCCCTCGTA